TTTACACTAAACACAAAACACAAACACAATATTAAGTAGTCTCAAGAAGCGCCTTTGCAGCTGCAAAAGTACCTTTAACCAATACTGGAGTATCGTTAGCAGAGATAAACTGAACCAATCTTTGCTCGATTCTTACAGTCTTCAAGTTGTCGATAAAGTCATCACCTGACTCACCAATTGCAACCTGAAGTCCGCTTCTCAAACGTACGTTGATAACTGAAAGATCACCACCTACGAAGTTAGCAGCAGTTCCAGTCAAAGCGTTAGTTGGGATAATGTTTACTCCCCATGCAGTAATTCCACCGTTCGCGTTAAAAGTAACGCCAGCTGGCAAGATATATTGCTTCTCTGCATCCTTCTCAGATAGCATCAAGTGATACTGTCCAGTCTCAACAAATACTCCTGTTGCAGTTCCGTTCGCAGCTCTTACTTGAGCGATGATTCCGTGGATAACATCCCAGTTAGTTGCAGACTCAACACCACCAGCCATAGAACCGCCAGTGAAAGTGGTAGACTTAGAAAGCAAACCAGCAAGCTGAGGAGATGTACCGTTACCAGTAAACAATTGGTTTTCGATTACAGTCTCAACACGCTTCACACCATTGGTTTGGATGTAAGAAGCCAAGTAAGCGGCATCTTCCAACATTTCCATAGAAACCTTCATGTGTACACCGATTTTTTCAACCTTAGCTCTCTGCTCTTTGTATTGAACGTCGATTTGAGTTTTCTCAACACCTTCGCCAATCATTACTGGAGTTCCTTGCTGATCGTATTCTTCAACCCATACTGCATATTGAGTTCCGATTGCTCCAACACTTGCGTTAGCAAGGTAAACCAACAAACGCTGGCGGATAGGAGAAACAACACCAGTAAACTCGGAGATTGTTACTTGTCCAGAAGAAGCTTCGTTAGCGATAGTTGAAGCCAAAGTGATAGTTCCAACTGACTTCTCGTTGATTTCAAATACCAAAGGAGCTTTCAAACGAGCGTTAGGCTCAGACTTCAATCTTTCGATTTCTGCTTTTACTGGAGCGTAAGCCTTCATAAATGCGGTTTTGAAATCCTCACCGCTTACCTCTTTCTCAACTGCGCTTTTTTGCATTGCGATGTCAAGCTTATCAAGTTGCTTCTGCATTTCTGCTGCATCTTCTTTACTTACTACATTGTCGAATGATTTCAACAATGCTTCTGCCTTTTCGAAAGCCTCATTGGCTTTTACTTCAGCGTTGCTAGCTTTTGCCTTTAGGGCTTCGCCAGCTTCTGCGATTACCGCTTTAACGGCATCCAAAGTTAGATTTTCCATGATTCAAATTGTTTTTTAAGTTCGTTAATTGTTATTATTTCGACCGCGTCGGCTTCTTTAATTTCCAAAGTAGCTTCGGCTGGCTTTAGAACGTCCAAAAGTGATTTGAGTTGATTTTCTAGTTTTTCAAGTGTTTCGTCGGTTGCGTCTGACGTCTTTACAAACTTCTCAAGTCTGTTAAGATACTCAAATGCATCCGCTTCACTTTTAAGGTCAATAAAGGTTGTCTCAGGATTAGCTCCTAAGAATTGAACCGCTGAGCCTTCGTACATCATTACCTCTTTAATTAGGTTAGCTTTGGCCTCTTGGTCGAACTGCTCTTTAATAGTTCTAAAGCCAAACGAATGCTGATTGATTAGCTCACTTTCAATCATTTTCTGAAAGTCTTGGCCAGCTGCGTGCGTTCCAATTTTAGCCTCGTAACGCAAGCCTTTATTGTCTTCGTAAAGATTGGTGATTTTTGCGACAACTTTGTTTTTGTCGTGGTCTAGCAAATACTTGATTAATTGCTTTCCTTGTGGGCCGCGCTCCATTACCGTCTTGGTAAATGCACCTGGCTCGATAATATCGCCATCAAGGTCTTTGTTACCGAAAACGGCAAAATAACCGCTTACGATTCCTTGCTTCATATCGCTTTCAGCAAAGCCTTGGTTTAATCCTTTTTTTACAAAACCCATATCGCTAGTCTTTTCTAATTCCTTTAATTTATTTCTGCTCCAAGTCAAAGCAGCCCTACCCCCCCAAGCATCGTACATAAGCAATCCGCATCCTTCTCCATAAGACGTTGAAGTTTCTAAGTCAACTTCATGACGACTTAAATACGAATACATCCGCTTAATAGTGTCAACCGATACAGGCTCGCCGTTCGCAAGCTGGTTGGCTCTTTGTTTCCCTACTGGAGTTCCACAAGGTCCCCAGCCGTTTTCCTCAACATATTTTAAAACTCGCTTAGCGTTATTTCTAACCGCCTCTGGATAATCAGAATACGTTTGCTCGGCTTTTTCTAGCATTGCTTATTCGTTTACCCAAATATACAAAGAAAAAAAATTAACAAACAAAACCACCTAAAGAATAAAGGTATCCTTAAAATATCTTCTTGCATAAGACTCTGAAACATAAATCACTACACACGAGCAATTTATAGTCTGCTCTGCACCTCCATTTAAATCGCCAGGCTTATCCATTAAGACTTCAAAGCCTCTAGTGTTAAATACAAACGGCTGATCGAATCTCTTAGGTTTATTCTGCGCTAGAATATGCTGAATCCTTGGCTCCTTAGCTCCTCCGTGTATCCATATCTTCCAAAGTTGAGTTCCAGTCTGATTGGCCCAATCAATTGCAGACTTCATCTTACCTTCATTGTAAGCTCGCGTTGATTCCGTTCTAGCGATTGCCCTAGCTCTTTTAATATCAGGAATCTGTTGAATTAATAGCTCCTCAATTTGTCTAGGATTTAATCCATCTTTAATCCCTTGAGAAACGATTTCATTTACCTTCTTCTGGCTAGTGTCTGTTACATCAAATATCAATTGACCTAAATTCTGAATCACCCAACTCTTAATGAACTCAAGCCAAGCGCTAAGAAAAAAATTATCTGGCAGAAACTTCTTCTCTCTATTATCCTGACGAATACGATTAAACTCTTTAGTTGCAGAATCAACAAATACAGCCTGATAGAACTTTACGTAAGCATCTTGCATCGGCAATAACGGCACAACTGGTTTCGCCTGCTCTCTTAATGCCTCAGTAAATATTTTTACTCCAAGGCGTTCGTATCTCTTTAGGTCGGCTTGTGCTGACCTTCTGACCTTGGAATAATTTATTTTTCTCATTTTTTACGCTGGTAAATCGCTAAAGTCCGTTGCAGCAGTTCCTAAGGCCTCCTCACTTGGAATCACGTTGCTAGGTATCCAGTGAACGTCCATAGCTGGGTCTTCGCTTGCGTGCCAGTTAAGTAAGCTCCTAACCTCGTTTCCAGTAAAGTAAGGCGATTTGCCGTACGTGTCCAAAATAACCTTAACATCTGGTTGTAACTCAGAGAATGATGAAATATCAAAGTCAATGACGTAATCAGTTCCGTAAGATTTGCCAAGCCATTGCGTAAACTTCTCCTCAATCATTTGAAGCTGCGGCATAATTACATCGGTAACCAAAGCCTTCTGTGCGCCTTCTAAATTGGCATACGTAGCATTTGAAGTAAACAATACAGGATTAACTCCCCAAAGACCGCAAAGCGTTTGCAAGTCCATATTTTGAGAGTTAATAATATCCATTGCAACAGGCGACAATCCAATTGCATCGTAACGCAAAGGAATAGACGAGGCAACGATTTTATTAATGTTCTTATTTCCGTTTATCCTCTCATCAATCCGCTCATCCATTTTCGCTCGTTGATCAGGGGAAGGCCAAAACTCAGGATTGTTTACATTTGGAGAAATAATGCCTTTAGCGCCTCCATTCTGGAAAGTCTTCTGTTTTGCCTCAGTTGCTTCGTTGTTCGCCTGTAAAGTCTTTAAACCAGCCAAAAGCGGTGGCATACCTCTCAACTGCGCTCCGTTCAAATCCCAAGTAAGATTTGTGGTTTTGATGTGCAATACCTGGTCGGCTGGAATCTCAATGTTCTGGTCTCCAATAATCAATTTATAGCCTCGTACTGGCTCAAATAAGTTGCCAGCTACAATCTCCACGTAGTTGGACGGCATAACGTACATTTCCTTAATCTTGCCCTTATTTAGGCCATCCTGTGGAGCAAAGCCATAAACAAAGATTTCACCGCTAGTATTGTACCACGTTAGCATAGAATCAAGAAACTCCGCCCAAGTCTGCATAGGGTTAGGATTCTTAATCAATTGGCTTACTGGATCGGAATAATTAACGTCTTCTAATTCCTTTTTACGAAACGCTATACTCTGGATTCTATTTAACTCTTTCGCGCTATACTTTCCGCCTCTGTACTTTTTAGCCGCTTCAGTCTCCTTATAAACGTAGGTCGGGCACTGCTTACCCTTTTCGGCGATTTTTCGGATGATTGAGTAAACAAGCGCGTTTCCTTTGTAACCTTGGTCGATAAAAGTCTGCTGATTTGAGTCGTACCAAACTACAAGCGTAGAGGCCGTGAATTGACCATAAAGTATTTGATTGAGTAGGTTTACATCTGGTTTCTGAGGTGTCGAAATAACCGCAGGATTAATGTAAGACCTTAGAGCCTTTAATAGCATAGCATATTCGTTTTAGCAAATATACTTATTTATTCTTTTCTAAAAATGTAACTCCGTAAAACCAAGTTACAACCATAACAGCGCGAGCCAACCAATGCCAACTAAGCACGTTAAAATCTAATACTACAAATGCGATAAATAAATAAGTTATTAGCATTAAAATAAGCGCGGCAATCGTTTCTTTTTTCATATTGAGAATTCAAAATTGTTTTTTACCATTAGTTCAGTTAATCCCCAAACAAGCGCGTCGACTCGATCGGGGCTTTTCCCTTTGTCGGGATCAAAGGTTACCATTTGCGATTCTAGAAGCGGAAAACTTCCAACGTGATATATTTGGCCTTGTTCGTAAAGCGAGTAAACGGGCTCAGCTCTCACGTATTTTCCCTTAGTTGCGGTTACTAGCTTTATTCGAAAATTACTTCCTTGAGATTTTAATACAGCTTCAACCATGTCACCGCCTTGATTCTTTTCAGCGACAATACAATCGGCATTCCAACGAAAGGCCGCGTCTGTTGCAACCTTTGCCCAATGATTCGGCGAGTATTTTCCGCTTAAATCTTCGAGCACGTATCCAAATCCTTCGCTATCTTTTCCGACTACTATTAAACCAGTTTCGTCACTTTGCATATTCGCCGTAGTTGCTGGATCGATTGCAACTATAATTCTAGAAAGGTTTGGAGCTTCGTCTATTCTAGCTTTTCCAAGTATTGCGCGATTCCATAGCATGCCTTCAGCATCGTCCAACCAAGTACCTAAAAATAAATGGTCATATCGCGCGCGGTTTTCTTTCTTTGTCTTTTCCGCGGCCTGTATAAATGAATCGGATAAGTTTTCTTTATTATCAATGTAAGTTGTATGAATATAGGTCGTATCCTTTCGCTTCTTTTTAACAAAGTCGTTGTAAATCCAGTGCGATTTATACGCTGGATTCATTACAAGAATCACGCGGTTGTAATTCTCTTTTGCGCGTATTGATAAATCCACTTTATCGAAAACGTCGGGATCGGTTAGTTCCTCGGCTTCATCAATTACCCAAGTTGATAAACCAGCGATTGATTTTAGATTCGCAGTGTTTACGCCTGAACTGGTTTTGATTCCACGAAATAGAATCTTTGAGCCCGTCAATTTATTTATAATCTCGCTTTGAGTTACTTCGAAATCGTTAACTTTTCCCATTATTTCTATCTTATCGAGAAACTCGGGAATTATCGAAATAAACGCACTTACCAAAGTGTAACGCGTGAACAAAATAACATGGCCTTTCTCATAGGTTAGATTCAAAAGGAAAAGCGCCAAAGTCCAGCTTTTGCCCGAACCGCGGCCGCCAGTTATTAAATAATAACGGGTTTCTGGTTGCTCGTAAAATAACGGTTTATAATCTTCTAAAAGGTTAATCATTTACTAAATTTCGTTTAGTTCCTTAAGTTCCAGCGCTTGCGGTTCGTCTTCCTCATTTATAACCTTTGCCGCTTCAATCGCCACATTTCTACCGATCCACTGAATAGGCGGGGCAATCTTTTCGCCGTTGCTCGTTACGTCAATTTGCTGCTTGGGTAATCCAAACCGATACGAAAGCCAAAGTTTAATCGCCGCGGTATCTCCTTCCTTGCACTTAAATAAAAGCGCGTTCCAAATTTGCTCGGGGACTGCCAAGGCGTCCATTTGTTCTATTAGCTTAACTTCTTGGATTTTAGGCGGTCGGCCTGAATTGGGCCGCGGTCCGCCGCGTTTCTTTTTTTCCATGTGTTACAATATCCTGCACTAAAAAATAGGTTTAATTTGGTTAACCAAACCAAAGGTAATTGAAAATAAATAAAAAAAATAAAAAATATTATTACAAAGTATTGCAACTTACAAAGCTTTGTACTATATTTACATAACAATACAACGGAACGGGATAAGCCCAAACCGTAAAAAAAGTAAAAAAAAAAGTAAAAAAAGTAAAAAATAATTACCCAATTACTTGCATAGAACTACAAACCTTTGTACATTTACATAACAAACAAACACTAAAACACAAACAAAATGAACACTTCAAACAACAACACAGCAACAAACAAAATGAGCGAAACAACTTCAACCGTAATCGCTTTGGGAATTTTCGCAGTTATCGCGATCGTAGGTATTTTATACGGCATTCAGTTAGACGCAATCGGCTACTAAAATGAAGAAAGCTAGAAAAGTACTCGGACAAATAATTTACTTTATTATCGCCTTTGCGCCTATCTTTTTTCTAGGCTATTTACTCGGATTAACACTAATTAAATAAACACTAAACACATAGAAACCATGAACACTAACACACAAACTTCATTTGGCTACTCCGACGCAAGATCAAAATCCATTGTTTGGGCCGCATACGCTGAACACTTCGCAGGCGAAGAAATCCAAGAAGAAGGCTTCAACCTAAACAGCGGAAATGTTTACATAGCTTTGGAAAATGGCGTAACAATCGCGAGCGCGTTTGGTCAACCAGTAGATTTTTACGTTTACGACTTCGATAACGACGACGAATTCGCGTTTGAATCAATCGACGAATTAAACCAGCATTTGGGAACAAGATATTAATCAACACTAAACAGCACACAAAATGAAACGAATAAACAACGACGTAAACGGGAACCCTAGATTTGTGGTACATTTTTACGACCTACTAAAAGAAGGCGAAGGCGAAGGCCTTACTATTTTAGAAAGGTTTGATCTAGTGGTAAAAAAAGCCCGCAAAGTAGGCGGTAAAATGTACCGCGGTAAGGATTTCGGCGGCGGGATTGTGTTCCAATCTTACGACATTCAAACAACCATAAACAAAGCAAAGGGGATTTAATTCCCCTTTTTTTCACTCATAAACACTAACAAAATGAAAACGCCTTTATTCTCAATCCACTCAATTGCGGCCCTGGAAACCCGCTCTTTTTCAGTACTTCGCGCAAATATTGAAAACACGCCCGAAAAATTGGAACTTGCTAGAAATCTTTACCCTAGTTCAGATTTTTATTTTGAGTTTCATTTTACCCCGATTTCGCTAAATGTAATTTTCGGCGCTTAATAAAGCAACTTTGGAAGATTGGGCGGGATCGTTTCCCGCCGTTGCTTCAATTTATTTCTAAACTAAAACACAAACAAAATGGAAGATTTATTTGAATATCCCGAACAATGGCCCGCTAACTTGCGGGCTATTTTAGCGCGTTACTTGACAAAGGAACAAACCTATACTAACTTAATAAGCCTTGAAAACGACCTATTAAAAATCGGTTATTCGATTGAATACGGATTGGATTGTATGGCGTACAACTTGCAAAAAATAACGGCTTAATTTTAGCCGTTTTAAGACGTTTAAATTTTCAGTAATACATTACCATAGTAAAAAAAATATCGCCTCGCTACGGGCTTAAAAATAGGCTAAAAAACCAAGCGAACGAACGTAGTATAAAACAAAAGTAGTGGACGAAATCCAAAGGTAGACGAAATCCACAAACCTAGACGAAATCTAAAAGAGTAGACGAAATCCAAAGTAAAAAACAGCGGTGCAAATCCGTAGTATAAAACAAAACGAATAAACCAAATTAGAACCAGTTAGAACCAGTTACAAAATTTAAAACCAAAGTAAAAAACCAAAACGAAAACAAAATGAATAGACGAAAACAAAAAGCGCGCGGCGATCTAGTGGAAATTAAAACCCCTAGTGGAAATTAAAACTGGTTCGCGCCCGTAGTGGAAATTAAAACTGGTTCGCGCCCGTAGTGGAAATTAAAATCGGTAGTGGAAATTAAAATCGGTAGTGGAAATTAAAACCAATCAAATAAAAAAATTACCGCTAGTGGAAATCAGAAAATAAATTTTACAATTCACTTGCAATTAATATA